CTCAAGGATAATAGCTGCGTTGCTTACTAGGGATCCTAGAGTTTCAAACAACCCAGAATCAATAAACGCAATCATAATAGATGATCTAAACTTTTTCAAAGTGTCATCAAAAACAGTAAGACTAGCTGTTATCTTATCCCTTTCAGCTTGTTCTGCTGCGGCTGCTGCTGGGTCCATAGTGCCAAACTTTTGTAGTTCAGTGTACGAATCCAGTACTGCTGCCAATTCAGGCTGAGCAATACGTAACTGGGATATAAAAGCAGCTTTTTGGTCTGCTGTTCCACTGACAAACTTTTCAATATCGTGCCCAGCTGCGCCAATAGCATCAATTAGCACTTGAGGATCAGCACCTTTAGCAATTTTCACCATCGCTCCCTGTATCTCTGGACCAATTGCAGTTAGCAAAGCAAAAGCTTCAGCAGTTTGCGGAACGCCATCTGCTAGGTCTCTTAGTCCACTGGCTATATGTTCTGGCAATGTGCCTATCATTGCCATGCTAGATCTAAAGTTTATAAGAGCTTCACCTGACAAATTATTTTCTAATGCTCGAAAAGCAGCGTCCTGACTCTGTTGCAGCATTGTTGCTGCTAGCTCCTTTCTACTTTGCCCTGTGACCTTTGCCAACTTATCCAATTGCTCAAGATATCTAGCGCTACCGTTAGCAATTTGCCGACTGTCCATGCTTTGTAGACGTCCTAGCCTAGTTTGTAGGGCAGTATAATCAATCATACCTTCGTTAATTTCTTCTATTGTAAATCCTAAATTCTTTAGTGCAGCAAAGTCGCCGGTACCTTTAATTATTTGATTAATAGCTTTGAATCTATCAATACCTTCTGAAACTGTGCCAGCTAGTACACGCAACGCCTCGGAGTTAGACATTACAAAGCTGGCCAGCTCGTCAAGTCCTAGTCCTAGTTGGGCTGCTGTGACTCGCAGGTCTTGTATATTATTATTAAAAGCAGCACCTACTGATGACAGTTGCCTAAACGTAGCAATGCTGTCATCGAGTATTCCGACAAGTGAACCTAAGATTCCTCCCACAAACGGAATCTGCTCAGCAAAGTCTGACAGTTCTGTTTTAGAGGATAATAACACGCTACCAAATCCAACAATGCTAGATGCAAGTACACCTACAAGATTTGCAGTAACATCTACTATTGCTCTAGCAAATCTACCAGTGACTTCAGCAGCACTTTCAATCGCCCCAGTGTTTTCATCTAGTGCATCTGTATTATCTTCTGTACTGTCGGCAGCATCCCGCAGTGCTTGTCGCAAGCGTCTAGCGGCCCTTGCAGCTTCACTTGCATTAGAGCCATCTGCACCGGCCATTCGTTCCATTGCACGCAACAGAGATGCTAGCGTTGCTTCGCTAGCAACACCATTTTCGCCACCTACATTACCAATCTCTACTTCATCTGCCACAATTAAAAGTCCAAATTATATACGCACATAAATATATGATACATATTAGTAATGTATTTATGCGGAGGCATTCATGGTAGATCCAAACACAATTAATCATAACGAAAACCCATTAAAGAAATTCTTTAGACAGCCTAAAGTTTACATTACTCTTCCTAGTCTAGGACATTTTTATGCTCCTGGTACCTTAGAGATCCCCGAAAGCGGTGAGTTTCCTGTTTTTGCAATGACAGCAAAAGACGAACTCACAATGAAAACTCCAGACGCATTGCTAAACGGCCAAGCAACAGTGAATCTAATCCAAAGTTGTATTCCTGCAATCAAAAATCCTTGGGCAATGCCAAGCATTGACCTAGACGCTGTCCTAATAGCAATTCGAATTGCTACCTACGGGGCAATGATGGATCTTGAGGTAAAAGTTCCTAAGTCGGGAGAAGAGAGAACGTTCTCGGTCGACCTACGACAACTACTTAATAAGTTAGTTACTGTAAGTTACGAACCAAATCTTCAAATTGACAATATGAAAATTAAGATGCGTCCATTAACTTATAAAGAGTTTACTGAAGCAAGTCTTATAACATTTGAAGAACAGAGAATTTTTGTATTAGTAAACAATGAAAATATTCCAGAAGAAGAAAAACTAACTAAGTTCAATGAAAGTTTTGTAAAGTTAACCAATCTAACAGTAAAAACTATTAGTAAATGTATCTCATCAATATCAATTGATGATAACACACTAGTTGATAATCAAGAACATATTGATGAGTTTATTGCTAATGCTGACAAAGATTTTTATAATAAAGTAACTGAACACCTAGATGCACAAAAAGAAAAGTTTGAGATTGAACCAATTAACGTTGTATCTACACCTGAAGATATCGAAAAGGGCGCGCCGGCGACGTGGAAGGTACCAATCACATTTGATCAATCAAATTTTTTCGGATAAGGATCTTACCAATGAGTACAGGTCAGATCCTTGAAGAAGTAACAAAATATGAAAATGACCAAAAAGAAATAAAATCCGAGCTGCTAAAGATGTGTTGGTATATGAGAGGCGGAGTCACTTACCAAGAAGCTTATTATCTAACCTACGAAGATAAGCTTCTTATAGGGGACATTGTTGAACATAACATGGAGACCACACGTAAAACTGGGCTTCCATTTTTCTAAACTCGACTGACCCCAACTAGTTTATTAGTGCTTTCAACCAGGTGGATCCTTAGTCCTAGGTCACTCCACCTTAAATTATTTTCACGCAACATCTTAGTCAATTCATAATATCTACTTTGTGTTAAGAACCGTTCCCCTGCTTTGGCATTTGCTATCCACTGTTGTTGTTGTCTAGTAACATTTACTCCTGCGCTAGCAAATCTTAAAATTTTCTCTGCTGCCCACACCCCATGCTCTTTGCTGCCTTTAGATAACTGTGTTAGTGCGCGGTTAATTACAACAGCAGTGTTATGAGGCATAGGTTTTTGCCCACCCTGTACTTTTCTAATATCTGATTTTGCTTTTGCAAAGGTATCAGTTTGAGTAGCATTTCTGGAATTGGCAGGTGGATTGCCTGCTGCCGGAGTCGGAGTAGTCTCAGGTGGCGGAGTGCCAGCAGGGGGCGTAGTAGTCTCAGGTGGCGGAGTGCCAGCAGGGGTTGGTCTTGTGCGACGACGAGGCGTTGCACCACTTCTATTAGATGACGTGGCACTTCTACTCTTTCCAGTAAAGCCTGCTTTAAATCCTTTACCAAAATCAGCAATGCCCTTGCCAACAGACTTAGCTGCCTTTCCCAGAGACCTACCTACGCCATCACCATCCAGCTCATCAAGTTGTGTTTCGTTAATCTCGTGCATCTTCATATGAGAATTATTCCAAGTGTATATAGATGTATTTATACTAAGAATGAGCTTTGCTCATTTAGTTTTCGCTCCACGCTCAAACTAATAGTTTCTCTAAATAAAGGTAATACAAATGATTTAAGCAATTGTTTTTCTTTTGTAGTGAATGATTCATGTAGATTGCTCTGGTCAGACGGAACCTGTTTAAAGGTTCCGTCTTCTTAATGAATTTACTTCATGTGAGTATTTCCAGCCAAGACACATTGGAAGCAGGTATTTGTTCACTCCACGGGTTCTGACCTTTCCCAACCTACGTCGATATAGCATTTTAACATGCCGCCTGTACTTTCGTTCCTAGATGTACAGTTTTTAGGAGTGTGCGATTTTTTCTTGAACGCCAACAAACGTTCTATGTCAATACTTAACTCGCTTGCCTTTTCAGCTACGACGATGTCTCTCGAAGGGGAGTGTCTCAACATGTTTCGTGCCCGGGTACCAACCGGCTGTTTCACAGCAGTATTATAGTCCGGCCTGCCAGCCTTGTGTGTTGTTTTGATGCCTAAGTGTGTATTACTTCTTGCTTTGTTCGCAACAACTAAGAAATAATCTTTGCCTGAAGATGCCTGTCTTGCCTATTTTAAATTTTTGTTTTCTATTAGTGACTGTCTTAATTTCTCTGATCCGCCTACTCGAACATTGATAATACCGTTGTAGTAGTCATCAGTTTCAAGTACCTTGCGATCTTGCCTTGTTAATGAATTCTAACAATTCCTACTTATATACTCTATTATATATACTATGATGATTGATGTCAACATGTTTTTGATATAAAGTAGGTAAATATAAGTGTAGTTCACGGATGACAGTCCTAACTACTCTAATACTAAACAGGAGTATCAGCATGATATATTTATACTTAAAAACTCACAACAAAACAGGGCTTAAGTACTTAGGAAAAACGATTTCTAAAGATCCTTATAACTATACAGGTTCGGGAAAACTGTGGAAACGTCATATTAATAAGCACGGGTATGATGTAAAAACAGAAATTCTCTTAGTAACGGAGGATAAAATTGAATTAAAAGAAGCTGGAATATATTATTCAACTCTATGGAATATAGTAAAGTCAAAAGAGTTTGCTAATCTAATTCCTGAATCAGGCGACGGTGGAGCAAGGGTATGGACTACCGAAAGTAGAAAAAATTTGTCCGATGCAACTAAAGGCAAGAAACGCACGGAAGAATCAAAAAAAGAACTATGCTGCTGCGCAAAAACGTATGGCTAAACACCATTCAAAAAAGATGAAAGAGTATCTACAAGATCCTGAAAATTATAAAAAACGTTGTGAACAATTAGCAAGCAACTGGAATAATCCTAAACATAGAGAAAACATATCAAAAAAGATGAGTTTGCTAAAATGGTGTAATGATGGCAACAAAAATTATAGAAAAGAAATTATACCAGACACAATGACTCCTGGACGATTAAAATAAATCACCGTTATTTTGCATTTCGATAAGAAGTTTTTTAAGTGCGTCTGATGATCTTATTCTAACATTGATAATACCGTTGTAGTAGTCATCAGACGCAAGAACATTTCTTTTAACTTGTTCGAGCATCTCAATGTAGGACATTTCTGCTCTTGATTTACAAAAATAAAGTACTTCTCGAGTAAATTGCTCCTGTCCTAAGGCTTCTACATCAGCATTTAACTTATCTGATGAACCCCAATAGGTTCTCCAGTCGCTTTCTTTAAAGCCTCTGCGTTTATTCTTTTTACCTTTAAGCGGTGGCTTAGTAGTTTTAAACTTAGCCAGCTTCTTGCCAATATATTTTTTTCCGGACTGTAGATTGGTAATGAGATACACAAATCCTTCATACTCGTCTGGTATCTCAATAATAGTTACGCCTTCATAAGTCCAATGCATACAGTTATATATCTACCTACAGCACCTCACTGCTTCGGTTTTGACTTAAAAACTTCTGGATATACCTCTTGAAACTGTGCTTTCACTTCTGCGTTTCGTTGATGCGTAATTTTTTTTATTTTACGAAGCCTCTGTTGTAGATCGTAGTACCTACGGTGAGTGTTCATAGCTTCCCAATGTTCCATTGCAACAAAATAGTCTAGATACGCCTGAACCAACTGTTGGTGAAGACTATCGTTGGGGTCTAATTCTTTTTCAAATCTTTCGTCGTCGGTCATTGTGTTGTCTCCACTACATCTAAATCGTTCTCATAAGAGGTGAATCCGCCTTCTTTAATAACTTTAAGCACATGATTGACTCGCCCTATCAATTCATCTTTATGACTAATCAAAAAGATATTTTTCTCTCGTTCTCTTGCCATCTTCTTGAGTACGCTCAGCGAACTCTCAACTCCTGCTGTGTCCATGCCGCTGTCTATCAGCTCATCAATAAACAGCAGGTTAACATTCTGATACAAACTCTCCCAAACGTCCCGGAAAGCAAAGCTAAGACCTAGTATAAGCCTGTTTCGTTCGCCTCGTGACAAGTTATCAAAGTCAAGGTCCTGCCCTAATTGGGAGATCTCAACTGATAGGTCGTTTTGAAACTCAACCTGGTGAGGTAACCCAAGTTTGTCTAGATAATAGGACAGTCTGTGGTTTAGGTATGCAAGATTTTGATCAATAATTTTCTTACGAATGAAGCTGTCCTTGTTAGTAAGCAGCTTGAGAAGAAATTCCTGATGCTCTTTAAGGTTGGTCAGCTCGTTTACTGCTAGCCAGTTAATTTCTTGTAGTGCTGACGTCTGCAGGTCTGACACTTGCGCTTCATAAGGATCGTCGTCTTCTTGTCTTGCTATCAATGTGTTTTTTAGATTTTCAACATTGCTTCTGTGCTCGTATGCTTCTTTTGCACTGTCGTAGAATGTGATAGGCTTACCGTTAAGCTCACCGATCTCAGACAGACTGGTCATTACCTTCTTTAGCTTGTCTGCTACTTCTTTTTGATAAGCAGTGGCGTCAGTTAGCTCTTTGCTCTTGGCCTTTTGTATCTCTTCCTTCTTATCTGCATGTAATTCTTGACCGCATGTGTAACAGGTAGCATCATCTAGTTCAGCAATATTCTTTTTTACCTTGACCACAGCAGTATCTGCTCTCATTAGTGCAGTATCTAATGTACTTTTCTCTTTATTAAGAGCAGTAACAGCAGTATTCATTTCAGCCCAATGCTGCAACTTTTCGTGGTCGTCGAGTTCTGACTCAATATCAAGTTTTTCTAATTGAGTGATGCCTTCTTGCAGCTTTACACAGTCTTGCTTCTTTTTTGATTGCCATGCACGTTGTCTGCTGACTAAGGTAGCTATACTTTGCTCAATTTTGCCGTTTGCTGTTTTGATTGCTTCTATT